CAGGAAAGACTGCAACGCTGACAAAGGTTTTCCTTCCTCTCCTTGGGCTCACAGATCCTGCAACTAACACAGCGAACACCACAGACTTTGTTCTTCGTCGTCTGTTCTCATCGACAAATGCAATTCCGGTTGTCTTCGGTGAGTATCGTGCGTCGACGACGCAGAACGCCAACAACGATTTCTATCAGCTCCTCAGAATGTCGTACGACTCGGGGATGGATTCTCGAGGACGACGAGATCTAACAACTGTCACCTACCGCCTGTCTGCTCCTGTGGTCATTGATGGTGAGGACCCGCTTACAGATCCTGCATTGCGCCAACGATCCATCCTAGTGAATATGAATCCGAAAAATGTGATCGAAGGCTCTCCTGCCCACAGTGCATTCTACCACCTTGCTGATCTAAAGCTGGGAGGCTTTAGCAAAAGGTACATCCAACGCACTTTGTCTGAAACACCAGAGACGGTGAATAAAAGGATGGAGCAGGCGCTGGAGCTGTCACGAACCATCTGCCCTGGGTTCATCCCAGATAGAATCCGCAACAACTTGGCCGTCATTCTCATGGGGCTGGAGCTGTTTAACGAGCACCTCCATACCTGGGGACAGAAAAAGGTAGCCTGGACCGCAGTGGCATTCTCACCGATGTTAGGGAATGTGATGCTACGACTCGCCAGTGGTACTCAAAGGATTCTGATCGACGACTTTATCGAGGAATCGATCGGGTTCCTCGCCAACCCAACACACACTCGTGTTCCGTTCATCTACTCCTATGACGAGGCCAACGGTATCGTGTGGCTGCACTTAAAGACGTCAGCCATCTGGTGGTCTAAGGATCGTAGATTCCAAGGCAAAGGATTTCTCGAGTCACAGTCACTCAGAACACAGCTGGATGAGAAATCCAGCGACCCTGATCTCCACTATGTCTTGCCCGAGAGGACAATCACCACCAAAGGAGGCCGGAGGATCAACTGTTACGGCATACGCCTACAGCAGGCCTTTATAGCTGGGCTGTCTGTACCAGATAGTCTTGATGTCGCTTCTCTCACTGTGCGAAGTGGTTTCAAGTCTGTCCTTATTACTGACGAGGAGGTTCTGTAATGCTACCGCCTAAAGCGACAGGAGCGCACTGTGATGCGTGTGTGTTGAACAAAGGAACGTGTGTCCTGGGGCGCGGAGAGCTATCCGCGTATGACACTGCTCGCTGTGTAATTGTGGGAGAAGGCCCAGGAGCAACAGAAGTGGCCCATGGACAGGTGTTCATCGGTCCCTCTGGTGCGTTGCTTGACAAGCTGATGGAGCAGTACATCGTGGGGAGCTATTGGCTCACGAACACTGCACTGTGTGGTGTAGCAACACCGAAGACAAAAGAGGTAGCGTCTCTGTCCTGCTGTGATAGGCTCTTTGTAGAGCTTTTGACACTCAGGCCAAAGCTAATCATCACACTAGGGGCCATCCCAACAGCCCGTGTTCTCGGTCATCCCGTTAAGATCACAAAAGCTAGGGGGATCACGCATAGCATTCGGTTACATGGGAAAGATGTAGCTGTTCTCCCAACATTCCACCCAGCAGCAGCGCTCCGAAACCCAGAATTCGTCGCCTCTCTCGTGTTAGATTTCAAGCGAGCAGCGGAAATACTCATCGAGGAGCCTCTTCGCTGTGGTGTGGTAGATCCAAGCCCAAAGTACTCTGTAACGAGCGATTACAAGCAGGTACTTCAAGAGGCTGCAAGGAGTGAGCTCCCTGTACTAGACTTGGAGACAGCCAGCCTAGATATGGAGACAGCAAAGATTCTCTGCATTGTTGTAGCAACGGACAAAAACATCTATATCATCCCTGGGGAGGTGTGCTACACAGAGGGGTTCAAAAGCGCCTTGCGTGAGTGCCCTGCATGGTGGAGTGGCCATAACGCAAAGTTCGATCGAAACGTCATGGTCCATCAGCTCGGTGTCCCTGTTAAATTCGCCTTCGATACCATGCTCGCACACTATGTCTTTGACACACGACAAGGGACCCATGACCTCAAGCACATTGCCCAAGAGCGCTATGCAGCACCGCCATGGGACATTGTGATCGCCGAGTACCTCAAGAAGATAAAGTCCAAGAGCTATGGTGACGTGCCCCTCGATACACTTTTCAAATACGCCGCATACGATGGGTACTACCAGAGGCTGCTTACTCGAGACCTCGCTGCACAGTTGAGCCATGCACCAAAGCAGATGGAGCTGTTCACAAAGCTCCTCATGCCTGGGATGCACGCACTCTCGCATGCTGAAACTCAGGGGGTCCTGCTCGATCGAGAAGGCTTAAACGCCCTCTACCCAAAATATCAGCAACGAATAGATGAGCAGCAGAAGCGTCTTGTGGAGATCGCTGGCCACGACTTGAATCCACGATCGACGAAGCAAGTACCAATCGTCATGTTCGACGAGCTGGGCATCCCAGAGATCGAGGGGAGGTCAACAGACGCTCGTCATGTGCTCAAGAGGTACCGGAAGCCACATCCCTTTGTCACGGCTCTCCTTGCTTATCGTGCAGCAAACACAGTCATGACAAGGTATCTCAAGGGCCTCGACAAGCATATCTCGCCCTCTGGTCGGGTGCACTCGAGGTACAACCTGCACCGCACTGCAACTGGGAGACTGTCGTCTGCTGAACCGAATCTACAAAACCAGCCTTCTAGAGACCCAGCGCTAAAAAAGGACATAAAAGACCTGTTCATGGCCGATCCTGGAATGCTTTGGTCAGACTGTGACTTCGCCCAAATCGAGTATAAAATGATAGCACTCCTATCTAATGACCCTTACCTCATTGAGAGCTACCGTGCAGGGAAGGACCTGCATGCAGAGATGGCACGGGATGCCTGGGGGGATGACTACACAAAGGCCGACAGAGCACAGGCGAAAGGGCTCAATTTCGGCCTCCTCTATGGTAGATCGGTGGAGGGGATAATGAACGACGGAGAGCTTAATCTCCCTGCCTCTCTAGCGCACCAGATTGCAAGAAACTTCTACGCCAAGATGCCTGGGGTGGTTCGGTACAACAAGAAGGTTCGTCAGGAAGTACGGCGAACAGGTTTTGTCGAAAGCATGAATGGGCGCATCCGAAAGTTCTATGGGGTCCTCATTGCGCACTCTCGAGGAGATTGGAACAGGATCTTCCGAGAGGCAGTGAACACGCTTCCACAGGGCATGGCTAGTGATGCAACGCTGTATTCAATCATACGACTTGTCGACGCAGGCTTTGATGTGAGACTCACTGTGCATGACTCGATCTCTGTTCAAGGGCCTGCAGAAGACATCACAGAAATATGTCATGAGCAGATGAGGATAATGTCAGAGAGTGCAACAGAGCTTTATGGGGATGTTGTTCCCTACCCAACAGACGGCCAAGTAGGGAGTCGTTGGGGAACACTGAAGGAGATAGCATAATGCGAGTACTTGCTTTCGATCCAGGAAAAACCACAGGATGGGCAGAGGTTTGGTCCCCTGGAGAAGAGATTGACAGCTCCTATAAAGGAGTCATATCTACTCCCTATGGGGATGTAGTGGAGCACGGGTCCTTCCCTAACTGGTCCACTGTTGAGGATCTTCTTACTGCTCGCTCTCCAGACGCTGTGGTGTACGAGAGGTTTTTTATTTATCCCCACAAAGCAGCGTCTCTTCAGTTCGACGATGTTATCGCTGCCCAAGTGATTGGAGTCATTCGTTTCCTCTGTAAGAAGCTGGACGTTCCCATCTATAGGCAGACAGCATCAGAGATGAAAACCCACGTTGTGAGAATGAAGCATATCTCCTCCTTCGCCCCAGACCATGAGTACGATGCAGCGTGCCACGGGGTTATCTGGATGTTCAAGCACAATAGAAATGGATAAGACATCTCTAGCTTTTGCACCTAAAAAGGGAAGGACAGCCGCAAAGCTGATTGCCAAGAGAAAAGACGCCGGTGTAATCTACAAGGCCCTAGGCAAGATGGCTGGTGTGTCCTTATCGGGATCATACCTTCGCATCCCTGCAGAGCCTCGGGTGTACGATCTTCTTGTTTCCAAGGTTGGGCTTGTCCCATCACAGGGTGCTATCGACTGGTATGAGGAAGCAACACTAGAGGAGAAGCGCTTTGCACAGCTTATAATCGCTCCCGACGCAGAGATTGACCACCCGAGCGCTGCCAAGCTCAGACCCTACCAGCGGGTAGACGCCCATTTCGTTAATGCCAGACAGCATGCTCTCCTCTCTGCGGAGATGGGACTTGGAAAAACTGCAGAGGCGATCGTTGGGATTGAGTTGTCCAAGAAGACAAGTGCAATTCTCGTTGTGTGCCCCAATGCCGTGAAATACCAGTGGGAGGACGAGATACACAGGTGGAGTAGTAACGGCGAAGACACCCCAACGACAGTTGTGGAGTATGCTCGAATCGAAGAGCAGTGGAAAGCCTTCACTCAGGGATGGTTCATCCTAAACTACAACAATCTCCGTGCGTTTTCTACCCTCATGGGGGAGGGCGAAGAAACACGAGGCCCTAACCGGAGATTCACCACACGTCTAGCACGCTCTTGGGACTGGGCAGTTTTCGACGAGGCGCATTTTCTAAAGAACAGTAAAACCAATGGCTACTCTGTGGCAAAAAGTGTGGACTCCTGGGGATCTGTGCTTCTCACAGGAACCCCCATGGGGAACGACGTCTCTGAACTCTGGGCACTCCTAAACATTTTGTACCCAAAGGAGTTTAGTTCTTTTTGGCGCTTCTACGAGATGTACGTCGACTATACAATAGACTACTTTGGGCGTCGCCAGATTATCGGCCCAAAGAACACAGACCTCCTACGCAAGGAACTTTCCACACGGATGATCCAACGGAAGAAGAGCGAGGTGGCTACTGATCTTCCACCTAAGAGCCGTGTGCGGCTTGACCTAAATCTCACAGCAGCACAGCTATCAGCATACAAACGAGCGATGAACGAGTGGATGATTGACTGTGATCACGGAAAACGAGTTCTTCCAATCGCAAACAGCCTGTCTATGCTCACACGGTTGCGCCAGATAGTTAGCACACCAGCTAACTTTGACATGCCTGACGACTCTACGAAGACGAGGGCATGCGTTGAGCTCATCAAAGGCACAGAGCAGAAGGCGGTCGTCTTCACGTGCTACCGTAAGACGGCGCTCGCTGTTGCAAGGCGGTTGGAGGAGGCAGGTATCCATGGTGGGCTACTTATGGGAGGGATACCCGTGGAAGAACGCCAAAAAGTAATCGACGCGCTGAACAGCGGGAAGATACAAGTGATTGTTGCAACGATCAAGGCGGGTGGGACTGGGCTTAATCTCCAGGCAGCATCGATAGCGATCTTTATTGACAAGGAGTGGAACCCACTTGAGCAAAACCAAGCAGAGAACCGTATACACAGGATAGGGCAGAGCCTCCCTGTGACAATCTACGATCTCTTATGCCCTGGTACAGTAGATGACGTGGTAGAGGCGATATTGGAGAAGAAGATCGCAATGACAGATGCTGTCTTGAGTGAGGCGCTAGTCCGAGCGGCTAATGCCGTTCTCCACCCACCGAAAGTTCCTCCTTCTCCACAGTGAGAAGAAGGAAGGGAGCTGGTTTCTTGCTCGGTGCAAAAGCGGCAGAGCGATGAGCTTCCTGTTCCATCTGACAACGAACATCCTGTAGGACACCCTGGACTTGCTCCAGGGTGTTCGTTGTCTGGCGCTCCACGGCGAACTTTTTACGTGCAATGATGACAACCCC